GCTCCTATGCTTCCTTGCACATCAATTTCCCTAATCTTGGCAACTCTGATAAGAGTTGATTCATCTTCATAATCTCTAGTAACAATAATGCCAACATCAGCTTTATTATTCCAATGTGCAGAGCCAGATACATCATATAAAGAATTTACCACAAACTGACCTTCGGCTGTTCTCGTTTGTTTTGTTGGGTGAGCTACCATCATAGTTATCATATTGTGTTCTCTGTTCCATCTTTTAATATCTGATATAAGAATAGAGATATGTTCATCTTCTCTTAAACTTGCTCTAGCTGGATTTATTTCATTGTATGGATCAGTTATCAAACAATCTATACCAAACTTTTGTCTGCATATTTCAGCCTTTTCCAATATCCATTTAATATCTGGGCTATCATCTTTCATATCAATAAAGTAGAAATGCTCATTGATAAAAGCCAATGCGTGGTTTAATTCTTCTTCAGTTATTCTGTTGCTAAACATTTTATCAAATGGCTTCTCGCAATATTTCTCAACTAGCCTTGCTACATTTCGGCTTAGTGAACTTTCTGGAGAATAAATACAGAACTTAAAATCATGTAGTCTTGCCAACTGTTGAGCTAAATCTAAAGTAAAGCTAGATTTACCAGAGTTCGGTGTACCAGTAATCAGCATAAAAGAAGGCTTGATAATTTTTAGTAATGGATCAAGATTATCAAAACCTGTTTCGTATTGCTTTTGTGTTTTACCATCATACAAATTTTTAATATCTTTATATATATCTCGGCAAGTATAAATGCCTTCTAAGTTTTTGCTCATTGTCTGCTCCAAATTATTTAAGTTTTTATCCAGCTAACCAATTCTTATTCTTTACTTTGACCTCTATTATATCTTCCCACCGACCATTCCGCAGCCAAGTCGCACCATGAACGATAAAAGCTGGTGATGTATGTTTGACACTTTCAGCATATTTTTCCATAGCACTTATCAATTCATCTTCGCTTACTTCTTTAGACTTTACCAGATTATTATATAGACTTTTACATTTCTTTTTCGCAATCTTTCGTGGAACTTTATCCCAGAAAATTTCAAATTTTGATGTTATATGTTTATCTTGAGTATTGTGTGCCACTCTGTCAGTAGCTATATGACACTCTGGCACTTCGCCCATATTTAATTTATAAAGATTAAAGCCATACGCACCATTCTTTTCTTTGCGTATAGTTATAAATTTATCCTTTTCTAATTTCTTAATATGCCTAACAACTGATCTAGTAGAACATTGACACAGCTTCGCCAGATGTTCTTGACTAGGATAGGCTTCGCCTTTTTCATTTGCATAATTAGCAATCAGTAAAAGTAAAAGTTTGCTTATTGAGCTGTCAGCTTTAATTTTCACAGCCCATGCCATAGCTTGAAAACTCATTGATTGATCCCATAAAAATCATTTGGTGTAACTTTTCCTTCTGTAAATTTATAGACTACCAGCATTTCTGGCTTTCTTGGTATAACCCCATTATATTTCCATTTAGTTACTGTGGCTTCATTTAGACCTGTTTGCTTAGAAAATCTAGCAATACTTAATTGTTCTTCCTTTAAAAAATCGTTGAATTTCATTAATATCTCCTGTTTACTCAATTTTGGTATGATAATCTTACCATATATATAAAATAAGTCCATTTATAACTTGCATATCCATATAATTTAATTATAATGTTATTTATGAATAATAAATTATATAGCAGACAATGAGCAGACATATTGGAATTGTAGCAAAAGGCATTGTTCTTGATAGTGTCATAGATGATTTGATTAAAGAACTTGCTGTTGCTACATCTACTTCCGAAGTTATCTGGCAAGACTATCAATTCTATAGACCTTGCATAATTAATTGTGCAGAACTTTATAATTATATTTCTTTAAAATTTTATAGCAAAGAATCTATTATGAGAAATTGGTATGAATATAAAGAACAATATGACGATAGAGCTATTCATGGTTTTATTGATTATTGCATTATGCTTTTCACAAATGATCCAATAATGAAAACTATTGCAGAGATAGAACAAAGATTTATATACAACAAACTTAATGAAAGAATCCAAAAACTTAACAGGAGCATACAATGAGCAACTTAGAAACAATGAGTAAACCAGATGTAGATGAAATGATGAAGAATGAGCATACTGATGATTTTAACACTATGCACTTAAAAGACTTTGCTAATGCAAGAATAGAAATACAACAAGCAGATATTCAGCAAAATGGTAATAACGAATATCAAAACTATAAATATACAAGGCTAGAAGATATGATTGTTATAGTTGAGCCTACATTACTTAAATATAATTTAGTTTCTAATTTCACAGAAGTAGAACGAGTTGCTGGTACTAAATTAACAGAAGTAAAATATAGAATGAGAATAACGCACACTATCAATAGGCAATATTTTGAATCATTTACCACTTTATATCACAATAAAGATTCTCAAAAAGTTGGAACTGCTATGACATATGCAAGAAGATACCTTTATGAATCAATTTTAATGATAAGAGGTACACCAGATGATGACGCAGAAAGCAATCATAAAGCACATAAGGGAGATATTTAATGAATATACATAGCAGTATACTTAGAGATGAAGTCAAAGAATTAGAAGATGAAATGTCTGTTGGCGAATTATTAGACCATGTATCATCTGATAATACTTTAATAGCTATTCAAATTGTTCTTGAAGAAATAGCATTAGAAAGGATTATAGATAGAACTCAAGACTTAGAAGAAATAGAAAAAAGAGGTAAAATATAATGGATAAAGACGAAAGCTATCAAAATGTGCAAGAAGCAGAAGAAGCACATGCAAGAGATTTAGAATTGCAACATCAAGAATATATCACTATTGAAAAAATGGATAAATTTTTAGAAACAGTAGATTTAAATGCACTTGCAATATTAAATGTTTCTATAGATGTGCATAAGACCTTAAAATTTCTTAAAACTTATGTAGAAGAAAATAAAAACTTATATAGAGAAAATCATTATGAGTGTATAGAACGAACTAACAAAAAACTTAATATGGAGAATAAAGATGGAAGATAAATCAATCAAGACTGCAAGTGGTTATGAGATCAGAGTAAATTCTGGAAATATTTTTAAAAATAATTCAGAGAATCCACAAGCTCCCTCTTATAAAGGACTTGTTAATGTAGATGGTATTGGATATAACTTGGCACTTTGGAAAACAGAAAAAGGATATTTGAATGTTAAGTTTACCAAACATGAAATTACAGATAATGGAAAAAGAGAATCATATCAATATGACGATTCTAAAAAGCTAACTCCAGCACAACCAGAAACAACTATGGAGAAATTAGAAGGTGAATTTAATGATGATATTCCTTTTTAATGTGTTATGATGAAGATGATAATTTTTTCATACAAGCCCTTGCTCCTTTTTGTAAGGCATTTTAAGTTCTCCCTCTAGCAATAGAGGGAGTTTTTTAAAGAGGTATCAATGGGCAAACTTACACACTTAGACCAAGAATTTTTTAAAGATAATATTCATTACAATAACAATCAAGATTCAGAATATGGCATTGTGCCAATAGAGATGAATGATGGTATGACTGATCTTGTTCTTAAAGAAGTTATTAATTTTGGTGAAGAAGTGAAAACATCAACCAATGATAAAAACTATTCGCATATGAGAAGTGTTGAGTGTTGGCGATTAAATCAAAAAGATTCTATTACAGCAGAGCTAATTAGAAATGCTTTGGTTGATATTAACAAAACATTTAATTATAAATTATCTGGTATACAAGACATTCAATATCTGGAATATCACGAAGGTGGCAAATACGATTGGCACTCTGACATAGGCTCTGGAGTTGCGTCAATGAGAAAAATATCTATAAGCTGGGTATTGAATAAAGGTTTTGAAGGTGGCGATTTAACTTTCTTTGGTGATTGTGGCGAAGAAGTAATTTACAATTCTGTGCCAAATAAACTCGTTTCGTTCACCAGTTTTTTACCACATAAAATCAGCCCTGTAACTAAAGGCATAAGAAAATGTATTGTTGCATGGGTGTTCGGAGAATCATGGAGATAAATTATGACCACAATAAATGACCAAGTAGAATATGATAATGTAAAAAAAATAATACAAGATGAAATAAATAATACTGTTGAAAAGATAAATGAAGAAATGAAGAAAGAAAGTTCAGAAGAAAAAACAAAAAATATTGCAAATTATTTCTTGCATTTAAGCAACATGAATCAAGCTAAAATATTAGTTAGCAACATAAAACCTACAGAAAAAGAAGAATAATTTAAAAATAAATTTAAAATAAATTAAAATAATTTATATTCTTTATATAAATCAATCACTTACAGCCCTATTTATTTGCTATATATTATTGACATATATACCATTATATTATATAATTTCTTTATAGGTTGATAACAGCCTATAAATAAAAACTTAAACAGGATATTAAAATTATGAAAATTTATAAATATATATTAAGAAATGAAAAAACTGCTAAATACAATGATGTAATAGAAGAACACATCTGGGATTTAAAAGTCGCATATTGCAAAGAAAGAAATGAGTATTATGAAGATTGGGCTGATGAATCTATGACTTATGAAGAACAAAAGTTTAAACCAGAAGATGAAGATGATTTCCCTTACGAAGAAAATGGAATATTCATTTACAAAGTAGTTGAGTATGTTAGAGAAGGTATTGGAAAAACACCAACAGGAAGGTACTGGCACACGATTGTAATGGGAAATACATTACCAGAAGATGTCCTTATTTATAAATATGATGATGAAGGTTATCAAATAAGAGATGTTCGTTCAAAGCAAGAATTTATGTCTACTACATTATATGGAGATGAACTAGATTATTAATTAAAAACTTAAATAGGAGATAGGAAATGAAAGATAAAAAATTAGAAGATATGCAAGATAAGTTACTTCAAATAATTGGTAACATAATGACACAATCAGTATATGGCAATAAAAAAGCTGTCAAACAACTACAAGCACAAAGGAAAAAAATTGATCTTGAAATAGAAAAACATAAGGAACAATAAAAACTTAACAGGGAGCAGAAATGCTCCCACAACATTAGGAGATAGAAAATGAAAGAAGAATCAAGTAACGAAAAATTAAAATTTGAATTTTATCACAAAGAAAAAGTAGGTGATTTTAAATTAGATGGCAATATGTATGCAGATAATATAGACGATATGTTATTTGTAGTTGAAAAAGATATGCCAAAGCACATTTATTATAAATATGGATTAAAAGGTATTCATAAAATATCTAAAGGTGATGTTATGATTGACAACAATAACAGCATATTTATTTTTGCAGAAGATTCTTATGCTTTGCAATTAAACGATAGATTTTATAAAGAAGGTGTGGATTTTAATTAATTAACAGGGAGCTGAAAAGCTCCCACTAACAAAAGGATAATAAAATGACTGAAAAGAAAGGCATAGAGTATACCATACTAATAGACGACAATAATCATATAAAAATGTTGCATGTAAAATGGGATAAACTTAAAACAAAACAACAAGTAAAAAAATATCTTGAACTTAAGTATAAAAAGCCAAGAATTAAGCCAACGAATTTATATGGTGTGCATATACCAGAATACGAATTAGAAAAACCACAACTGATTGCAGTTTTGAAAGGACATGCAAAAGAAAAGATATTAATAGATGAAGAAACTAAATTGACACATAAAGAATGGCAATCATTAAAAATTTAGCAGATTAAATATGGAACAATTACTTTTATTAATATGTTTGATTTATTTATTTGCTTTTGCAGTTAGCAGATAAGGATAATCCAAACAATAGATATAACAGAACATTTTATAATAAACCATAATCCATCTGGTACTTTATAAGATATATCTTCTACTACATCTTTTACTTTCTTATAGCCTTGCTTTACTTTATCTAGCATTATTTTTTCCCCTTCAT